CAGGCGGAGGAAATTACCAATGGCTAAAGTGGAGTGGGATTACGTTGTTCCAGTCAAATTACCCGACGACCTCAAAGGCGTTACCCCCGGAAAAATCCCAGACGCCCTGCTGCGACCCGCAGTCGGGGGAGGAAAACTGCACTGGATCGCAGCCGCCGCATGGGCAGCAATGGTCGAAAAGGCCAAGTCCGACGGAGTCGAACTCAAGCCCGTCTCGGCTGGAGACACCTATCGCACTTACGACTCGCAGTTGGCAGCCTTCAAACAGCGCTATGTTTTGGAACCAATTGCAGGCGCGAGTACACGCACTTTCGAAGGAAAAAAGTGGTTCCTAAAAAAGGGAATGGCTCCCCTTGCTGCGCCGGGGTCTAGCCAGCACAACCTTGGTATTGCTATCGATGTTCACACGGCGGCAGAGCCAAAGCGTCTTAAGTGGTTGATTTCTAACGTTGCAACCTTTGGGTTTTCATGGGAAGTTGTGCCCGAGGAGCCATGGCATCTGCGGTATGTCAAAGGTTCTGTTCCCCCACCCGCTGTGGCTGAGTACATGCAGAAAAACAACATTACGCCCCCGCCTCCCGGCGCGGCTGCGGAAGGCCAGTCGGAGGACGACGGCAAACTTAAGAAGGGCGACAAAGGCCCCAAGGTCAAGGAGTTGCAGAACAAACTCGTGGCTAAAGGGTTTGCCTGCCAGATTACCGGGGACTTCAATGACGATACCGAAAAGGCCCTCAATGCCTTTAAAAAGTCCGTTGGTCTTCAGGAGAATGGCGTCTGCAACAACAAAGTTTGGGCAGCCCTCTAAGAAGGTTGACATCCGTCTCTTGGAGACGATACAGTAGAGGACGTGAGAAGTGACGACCTCGAACTAGTCATCTACTTCCTGCGAAAGGTCTATCCCGGCGTTGGGGAGGTTGACCTTCTGGTCGGTCTGCTGGACCGTCTTGAGCACGAAAAGCAGCAGCGCAAACAACGGAAGCAGAAACAACATGGTTGATAGTTCCCTGCTCAATGACCTTGCTAGTCCGCCCAAAAAAGAAGGCGGCATGTGCAAATTCCAAAAGGTGGTCAATCAAATGGCCCCTGAGGAGCAGGAAGCCATGACTAATGCTGTTGAGTTAATTCGCAACGATCACGGAAATGGCCATGGGCGCGTGTACACCACGACATGGTTGACCAAGGTGCTGCGGAAAAACAACATCACTATCAGCATTTCCGTTATTCAACGCCACGTCAACAAGGAGTGCAGTTGTGTCTAAGATCGTCGATGACCTCAATCAAGCCCACAAGAAGCAGCGTCTTCTTGGTCAATTGGTTGAGATGCTGGAGCGTAAGAACATTGCCCTTGAAGACATTGGGGACATTCGCAAAGTCTCTATTTATCAATCGCTGACAAAAGACGAAGAGGGCGAAGCCCAAGTCCACGATCTTGCTGCTATCCAGTTTTCTCCCAAGTGGGAACAGGGTCCCGAATGGCCCGTCATTCAACCGGGACCTGCAGTCAAGTTGCCCAAGCCCGCAAAGCAAAAGAAAGTCTCGACCAAGTTTCTCAAAGACTTCATCGTTCCTGACGCTCAGATCGGGTACTACCGAGGACGGGACGGGGCACTAGAGCCGACGCATGACGAAAAAGCAATTGCTGTCGTGCTTGCCGCCATCACCCACGTTCAACCCCAAACCATTGTGTGCGTGGGGGACAACCTTGATCTTCCCGAGATGGGCAAGTACTTGACTACGCCTGCGTATCAGCAAACCACTCAAGCCGCAATTGACCGTGCCACGCTGTTCTGCGCGCAACTACGTGAGGCTGCTCCGCATGCCCGCATTGTTTGGTTGGCGGGCAATCATGAGGAGCGCATGCCAAAGTATCTCCTTGCCAACGCCACAGCGGCGTACGGTCTTCGCAAAGGCAATACCCCCGAGTCGTGGCCCGTACTTACTGTGCCGTATCTCTGCCGCATGGACGAATATGGTGTGGAATACCGCCCCGGCTATCCCGCTTCGGATTATTGGATCAATGAAAAACTTCGCGTTATTCACGGCGACCGCGTAAAGTCCTCGGGCTCAACGGCTAACGTGTATCTCAACAACGAAAAGACGAGCGTGATCTATGGACATATTCACCGGATTGAAACCGCGTTTAAGACTCGTGAAGACTTTAACGGTCCTCGCACCATTATGGCTGCTAGTCCCGGTTGTCTTGCTCGCATCGACGGTGCGGTTCCGTCTACGAAGGGCGGAGTTGACCTCGATGGTCGTCCGCTCACTCGCTATGAGAACTGGCAACAAGGGTTTGCTGTAGTTACTTACGAGAACGACGGCGAACACCGTTTCCAGTACGACGTAACGCCGATCTATGACGGCTGGGCGATGTACGGAGACGTTGAATTTAAGGCGTAGTTGTGACCACCATCGTTGGTATTCAGGGCGATGGCTTTGCCCTTATTGGCTGCGATTCTCAAGTCTCTGACTTTGCCGAAGAGGGGTATGCCACGCAAGTAGTGACACTGAAAGAAAGTGCTGGAAAAATTGCCACCAACGGTCGGTATTTGCTTGGCGCTGCAGGTGACGTTCGCGCTATCAACATTCTCCACCATGCCTTTACCCCGCCAGCAGCCCCTCACACACTTCGTGGCAAAAAACTTGATCACTTCTTTACTACTAAATTTATTCCTGCTTTACGAGAGTGCTTTGAGTCACAGGGCTACGCAGTTCCGGACAAAGACGACAAAGAACACATGGCAGAACACAACTCTTCCGTCATCGTGGCGATTAACAATGTGATCTATACCGTCGAGGGCGACTACTCTTGGTATTCGGATGTCACTGGAATGTATGCGCTTGGAACGGGAGCGCAATACGCCATGGGCGCGCTACACGCATTGCAGATGAAGACACGAATGAGTCTTTCGACTGCAAAGAAATACGCAATGAAAGCGCTTGCTGCGGCTGCTAAATTCGACCCTTATACGGGAGCCCCATACCACGTATACGTGCAAGGCGGCGATACCCCTCGTAAAAACGGTAAGCCTGTATAATTAACCCACCAAACAATAGGAGCAAACCATGGCTGATTTTAACAAGACCCACCAAGATGCCGCCCTCAAAGGCGCCGTCCTCGGCGTTCTCACCTACGGTGCGGCAAAGGCTGGCGTGACCTCGGAGGTCGTTGCCGTTGCCCTCCCGCTCGTGACCCTTGGCCTCTCGTGGGTCTCGACCAAGGTTGGGGACAAGAACACCGCCCTGCTGGTTGACCTCGCGGTCAAGGCTGTTGAGGCTGATAAGAAGAAGGTCGCGGCTAAGCCCGCTCCGAAGACCGCTGCAAAGAAAGCCCCCGCCAAGAAGAAGTAATATCTTCTTAGCGAGGTTGTAAATGCCAATTGATTTCTGGTCCCCGTCATATCGGGCGGCTTCTAGCGACCTCACCGTTGCCATCAGCCCACTCGGGCTTGTTGAGTTGGCGGATGAGGAGTTTGAGGTTCATGGTCCGCGACTGAACAGGTACTCGTCTGCGTGGGCGTGGTACCTCGGGCACCATTGGTCATACCGGCGGGAGATGGGTGACAACAACGTCACGATGAATTACGTCCGCACAATGTCGGACTTCATCAATAACTTCTGCTTTGGTAAGGGTGTGCAGTTCAAAGTTCCGGAACAGAACTCGGCAATCATTCCACGACTGCTTCACGAGGTGTGGGATAACCACAACAACAAGCATTACCTGCTGTGGCAGATGGGGCAGTTGGCCTCAGTCACTGGTGACTGCTTTGTTAAAGTTGCGTACGACGAACCTTATGTGGATGCGGCGGGCATGGCGCATGCGGGACGCATTCGAATTCTTCCGCTTAACCCTGCGCACTGCTTTCCTGAATACCATCCGCACGACCGCGAACGTTTGATCCGTTTCAAACTTAAGTATCGCTTTTGGGGTACATCGCCCGAAGGCACTCGTCAGGTATATACGTTTACTGAAATTTTGACGGATGCTGTAGTTCAGCAATTTATCAATGACGAGATGGTTGATGAGTATCCCAACGTTCTTGGCATGGTTCCTGTTGTGCACATTCCAAACGTCACCATTACGTCTTCGCCGTGGGGTCAGTCGGACATTTGGGACATCATTCAGTTGAACCGTGAACTCAACGAAAAGATGACAGAAATTTCTGACATCATCAACTACCACGCTGCGCCTGTCACGATCATCACTGGTGCCAAGGCAAGTCAGTTGGAGCGTGGGCCAAAGAAGGTGTGGGCCGGTCTGCCCAAGGATGCACAAGTTTTCAATCTTGAATCGCGCGGCGAGATGTCTGGTGCTCTTGAGTATGTGCAAATGATTAAGCGCGCAATGCACGAGATCACTGGTGTGCCAGAGACGGCATTAGGGCAATTCCAGCCCGTGTCCAATACCAGCGGTGTGGCGCTTGCCATTCAGTATCAGCCGCTGATGAACCGTTATCAAATGAAGAAGACACATTTCACAAATGGTCTTGAGAAACTTAACGAAATTATTATTCGCACGGCAGCAGTGTTCGAGCCGCAGTTGCTTGTGTACGACCCCACGCAGTCGGCAATGCCGGAGGCCGACCAACTTACTCAGTTGGACCCCAACGACCCCAACACCTACAAAACAACCATTCATTGGCCAGACCCGCTGCCTGTTGACGCCCTCATCAAACTTAACGAGGTGCAGTCCAAGATGGCCCTCGGTCTTGAGTCTAAGAAGGGCGCATTGAAGGCATTGGGCGAGGAGTTCCCGAACGAGAAGATGGTCGAAATCTTTGATGAACTCATGGATGACGCGATTGATCAGGGCGCCCTTGATCTTGTTCGCGCACAGATCGGTCAGGCAGTAATGCTTGCCACAGGGTTGCTGCCAGATGCGTCTGGCATGCAAACGACCTCCGCTGGAGGTGCTAATGTTAATACGGCAGGAAGTCCCCAAGGCGGGGGCGTTCTACCCGGCGCTGGGATTAATCCCATCGAAATGGATTTGATGAATAAAATCACTAGCAGGGCATACGGCGCAAGGTTCGCCCAACGTCGTGTCCCTGATGAAGATAAATAAACAGTATTTAAATCAAGTCAGTTATTCGCTTAACAACACTTAGGAGCATTTATGGCAAAGCGAGAGTCAGACGAAGTTGTCGTCCCTGTTGAGGCAAATGAAGCCTTCAAGGACGAGGCAGCCCAAGTGACGGGCACCAAGCAGCGAGTCTTCACCGAAGACGAGGTGGAGAACATTCGCAAGCAGGAGAAGGACAAACTCTACAAGCGCATTGAGGACGCTGATCAGCGTACCAAGGCCATGGAAGAGCAGTTGGCCATTCTTGCCCGCGACCGTGAGGAGGCCATTAAGAAGGCCCAAGAGACGGCCCGGGCCGAGGAAGAGGAGCGCCGTAAGCGCGAGTTCGAGGAACTGAGCGCCAAGGAACTTCTTGCCCGCAAAGAAGACGAGTTCAACGCCAAGATTC